TATATTATTTATTATTTTGATAATGTCTTTTATAGCGTCATTATATGCTTTATTTTCTGGTGAGAATTGTGGCATTGCATTTGCTGTCCAATTTTCTAGTTTTAGAGGTGGCACTTCTTTTAGTAGATAAGATTGGAGTAAGTTTAGTATAGTTTCTGTTCTTTCCATAGTTATATCATTTACATCTCGGTCATTCCAATAAATTTGATTATAGACTTGTTCCTTTAGACTTGTTGATTGTTTTGGCATGTTATTTTTTGTTTGTTGGTTGTTTATAATTTGCAAATTCTTTGTGATATTTTTTACAGGCTTTGATATATGCTTTGTATGCTTCTTCTTTGTCAGTAAATAACCCAAGAAAGATATTTTTACTATCTAGGTATATTTGTGAACGCCACCTATTATTTTGTTTGCTCCATGTAACACCTTTGTACCCACTTGTATTATTTATATGGATTTTTCTATTTGCCATATTTTCTGTGTGTGTACAAATTCTTAAGTTTTTCCTTTGGTTATTTAATCCATTACCGTCAATATGGTCTGTTACCATTCCATCAGGTGTGTTCATAATTAAACGGTGCATGTGTATTTTTCCTTGCTTTCCATTTATTCGCCTTGAATTTCGAACAGCATAAAATGTATTTCCATGTTTTCTTGCAGTCCATTTATACTTATTTAGTTCCTCAAAATCCTTACTGTCTACCAAAGCGTATTTACCTAGAGTAAGTTTAATTTGTTTCGGTTCTTCTTTATCTTTAACGTCACAATCAAAGCACGTACCTATCTTTAAATTATGTCTGCAGACTTCTTTATCTGATAGAGCTTCTGAATTAACCACATCAATTATTTCGTTTAATTTGTCTATCATAACCGAAAAAGGAAATGTAAGTGTTGTTTCTTTCCAGTCTGCATTAGATACCCCGTCTTTTTCAACATAAGTTGGGTTTCTAAATGTATGCCCTAACTTTTCTATTTTATATGTTTTTTCCATAGGCATATAATCTAATTGTTTGTCTCTGGGTTCAAGTTGTTGGTAGTCTTTGTCTTTCATATTAGTTTAATAGTTCTGGGTTCTCGTATATGTTGCCGATTACCATTGGTGATGAGATGTCAAATAAATAAAATTCGTCAAATTTCCCATAAGTCCTTTTACCATCATCATCTATTCCAATTAAATCTGCTTTGAAAGCAAAACTACTTTCGCACCAGAATATCAAGTAGTTATCCCCCTCTTCATCTTCAATAATATCTCCTTCGTAAATGTCTTTTAGACCTGTGTATTGCATATATAACTGGCTTGTATCTTTATCATTTAATTCTGACATTGACCAACCTGCTATCCTTTCAAAGTTTCGCATTACATTGTGTTCTTTATCCCACGCTCTGAATTTTATTTCTCTCATACTACATTTCTTTTTGTACTATTTCAATTGCTTTTTGTATTCCATCGTTGAAATTTTTACGTTTGTTTGCCTCCTGCTGACTAATAATGTGCCAATCATCTGGCTTGTTGTATTTTTCCGCCTCTAACATTGCTATTATTTTTTCTTTCATATTAATAATCTGTTAATTCTCTTTCGCCCTTTTTTAATAATTCTATATGATGTAGCATTTTTTCTGACGCCTCCTCTAAAGTGGGGCCGTTTGCTCTAAGTCTTGTTCTGTACTGATGATGTTTCTTTTTCCACAGAAAATAATTCATTCCACGTGGTTTGTATTCTATAACTTTACCAGTGTTTAATGATAAGTAGCGGATCCTCCATATTCTTTTTGGATTTCCCTCCACTTTTTTAATCCGGAGATAAATAGTTTCACCTTTATGTACAATTTCTGCTGGTAATTTTTCCGAATAATTCATATCTCTTGGACACTTTCACCGTTTTCTACACGTTCCATGTGTTCCTTAATTTTTGGTTTAAACCAATCCTCGACTTTATTTATTTCCATAGCCCTATCCCAACCATGATCAGTGACATCTTTAAGAACTTTATTAATCATATTTTTTTCCTCATAGTCGTTCCAGTCTTTCCATGGATTAATTTTTTTCTTTTTTACCATATTAGAATTTATTTCTACATTCGTAGCAGGTAGGATATTGCTCTTTTTTATAATTTCCACACTCACACACTACATCGGCCTCACTTGCACACTCTTCACAAATAAAATCGTCGTTGTGGAAATATGCGATGTCCCCCTCTACAAGTTCTGTACCGCATTGATCACACTCTCGACTTCCTTTAATTTTAAATGGATTTGCCATAAATTATTTTTGCTCGTATTCAGTGATAACTTTTTGTAGATCTTCTAACCCTTTTAGTAATAGTTTTTCAAAGTCTTTCATTTCCTGCAATGTTGTAAGTGCAAAGTTCAACGTCACTGATCTTAATGTGTAATCAAATTTCTTCACCACTTTCATTTCTTCTTGTACCACTTTTTTATTTTTTCCCATATATTTATTTTATTATTCTGGTTTATATTCTTCCTCAAACGCAATCGCCACTTCTGTTGTCAAAAACAATGATGCGCCGGAAACAGAGTTTATAAGAGCATTTGTAGTAACTTTAACAGGATCAACTACACCTTCTTTAATAAGGTCATCAACAAACTCACCAGTGGATGCATTGTATCTTTTTAAACTTTGATCCATTTTTTCACCACTATTTTCGATTAAGGTTGCAAATGGGTACATACAAGCAAGTAAAACAACTTCAATTCCTGCTTGAATATCTTTATCCTCATTGTTTAAGTTTGCTTTCAAAGCTATATCTGCCAACGCAAAGCCACCTCCTTCAACAATACCTTCCTCGATCGCTCCTCTTGTTGCATTTATAGCATCGTCAATTTTCAATTTGTAGTATTTTCTTTCTTGTTCAGTAAGCGCTCCAACTTTTACTACCGCTGTTTTGTTTAAGATATTTGATAGACGGTAGTTTAAAAATGTTTTTTCCGCGTCTGTTATTTCTCCGGTCAATTGTTCCTGCAAACTAGCAACGTGATCAGCAAGATTTGTAACTTTTGGCGATCCGATTAGTAGCGTATTGTCTTTTTTTACAATAACTTTCTCAATATCTCCAAGGTCATCAACCTCTAAATCAGTTAAATCTTTCCTTTTACCTTGTCCAAACACTTCTGTACCACATTTTATTGCAATATCCTTCATCACTTCTTGTCTATCAGCACTGTAAAGTGGAAAACGTACGGGGATCAGATTAAACATTCCTTGTTCGCGAGTGATTTGTGCCGATACTAACATTTCTCCGTCAATATCATCGGCAATCAGGAGAAGGTTTGTTACGCCAACTGATTGCATTTTCTTAATCAATTCTACAATCTTTTCACTACTCATCATTTTTCTATCAGTAACTAACACTTTTACACCAGCGTATTCACCGGCCATTTTACCGTGGTTGTTTATTATGTATGGTGAAGCAAAGCCTCTATCAATAAGATATCCATCACGCATTTCTACATGGATTTCCGGCTTTTCTGTTTCCTCAACAATAATGTTTCCATCAACACCAACGTCGTCAAGTAATTTTGCAATCATTTTTGAAAGCTTTTCATTTTCTACTGATATGAAAGCAACCTTTTCTATTTCTTTAATCCCGAATATTTGCTTGGCTTTAGATCTTAACTCTTCTACAATATAGTTTTTTGCTATATCCATCCCCTCTTTCAATTTCATTACATTTGTATCTGTTTGTAATCTTTTAAGCCCTTCTTCGACTAATGCTTGGTAGAGAACCAATGTTGTGGTTGTACCATCTCCGGCAATTTTATCAGTTCGTCTTGCCACCTCCTTGGCCATCTCTACACCCATGTTTTCATATTGCCCTTTTACTTTTATAGCATTGGCAATACTCACACCATCATTTGTAATTATTGGCGGTAAACCAATTCTCTGTATTGCTACATTTCTACCTCTTGGCCCAAGTGTAATTTTTACAGCATTGGCCACAAGATCTATACCTTTCTTTAATTCTCCACGCGCATTTTCTTTAAATACTACTTTTTTGTTTGGTTGCATATATTATTCATCTGATTCACTTTTTTTTTCTTCCCCATTTTCGACAGTAATATTGAGTGATGTTTCTGGTTTAAACATAAACAATCTGTTCATCGGTACACGATTTAAACAATGTTCTGTAACATCTCCATTTCTATCTATCTCTATACTTCCTGTTGCTACTTCAATTTCTTCCCACCTATCTCCTACAACTGATATTTTTATTTTATGTATTTTTGACATATTGATTTTTAATCAAATGGTATATTGTTTCCCCAAATATCCTCAACCTCTTCACCTCGTTCTTTTCGGTTGAAGTCCATTTCGGCCTTCTTCCACTCTGATGAATCGATTAATGATCCTTGCTCTTTGCCCTGTTCCTCTAATAATTTTAATTCCTCGTCCGACATAAACCCTGCCTCTTTTGTATATGGCGACACATCGTTGATAAATTGTTTTACTTTTTTATCCTTTATGTACCATTTATTTGATTGTCCGCTTTTACCTGGTATTTTTTGTATCACACCGATGGCATGAAGTGGTGCTAAGTATTTTTCAACACTCTCCTTCTCCAAACCAAACCCATCTCTAGCCCCGATCTCTGATGCTGAAAGTTTATCTTCCGTGGATGACAATATTTCCAGAATCTTACGCCGTTCCCTAGATAGGGAAGAGTACGAGAATAGTTCGATTGAAAACATTGAGTGTTCGGAAACGCCAGAATATTTAGGGTCTTTTGCCTCGTACGCATCCATCACTTGCCATCCTCTTAAACTTTGTAAAAAGATATTGTAATCTCTACCTAGTCCAGCTTTACTTGGCATACTGTCCACTTTTCCGGTCTTGTAATCTGTACTAACAGTCGCCTTTGCTGATACACAGAACTTGGCTGCAAACTTTATTCTTGCAACCTGGTCATCTGTCATATCTAACTTTGCTTCGAATCTGTTGTCTGTAACCCACTGATACAAATCTTTAATATAACCTACATAAAATTCTTTCATCAATTCTGTAATCTCTACCGCCGACATTTGTACAATTGCGATTTTATCCGCAACCTCCTCATCTGTCGGTACTTGCATAGTGAAGTAAGTAAAGCGTTCACCCATGGCACGCGCACCTTCCAATTCTCTATATATTGATGGTGTACATCCAAGCAACATTCCTATTTTCCCCTTCCACACAATCTTACCTGTACCTGTATATTTAATAAAATCGCCATCGTACACTTGTCTTAACTGTCCAAGAATTTCTCCTTTAGATTGAGCATTTTTGGTTAGGATTGTTGTGAAGTCAGGTATCACAACAACTCTTCTGTCTGCAATTTTCAATACACTGTACTCTTTTCCTCCAACTTTATATCCAGAAACAAGTGTTTTTTCTGTTAAGTCATTTAACATAAAACAAATATTCAGGAACTCTAGTGGCGCAAGTAAAGTAGTTTTACCACCCGAAGAGGGAGCAATAAGTGTTGTCCATACCGGATTTCCTGGTATCATCACATTAGATACAAGGTTTCCAAGTACAACCTTCATCACTCTTTCTGGGTCTTTAAGGATAATATACTTCTCAAATTCTCTGATTAAATCTTTTAGAAGTATCATATATTGTTAAGATATTTAACTGCCCCCACAAAATCTAACCCTTGCATCTCCATGATCAGGTCGATCACTGATCCGTGGAATCCGCAAGAGAAACAATAGAAGTTATTTTTTTTACGATAAATATGCATAGATGGTGTTCTTTCATTATGTTTTAAGCAAGCAACTTTCCCATCTCTACCAACTTTAAGAAAATTGGTTATAGGCACATCTTTTGCGCGTAAAATCATTTCTTCTGTTATTCCCTTTTGCGGTTGTGAATCTATCACCTCCATCAATTCTTTTTCCGCCTCTAATAATTTTTCAGTATCGCCTTTCTTTTTTTGTTTTTCAATTTTCTTTCGCATGGACTCTTCTTTTGCTAGACGGTTGATATATTCTTTTTGGAATAATATCTTTTTTTCTTCCTTTTTAAGGTCGTCTAAGAAGTCATCTTTTTCTTTTTCAAGATTGGCTTTCACTTCAATCCTTTGCATATCGTCCAGTGGTTCAAAGAGTTTTATAACACTTTCATCCATATATTCGATATACTTTTTCTTCTTTTCCTTAATCGCTTTTAGACGATCATTCAATCCTCTTTTCATCGCATTTTTTGCCGATGGATAGATCTTTATCAATTCATAGAAATTATAGTCGGGTAGATTTTCCCGGTATTGTTTTTCTATTTGTAGCAAAAAATCTAAATCATCTTCTGTAAAAACATCACCAGGATAGTATTTACTGTCTAGGTCAACATATCCTTTTAGATGTTCGATATAGATTAGTTGCATAATTTTCTATCCCCATTACTGGGGATAATACGGAGTATACATAATATGTGTGAAAAAGCAAATTGCAGTTTTCCACCGTTGTGGATTGCGGATAACTTGCTTTTTTAAACACTCTGTGTATACTTCAATTATGGCTAAGAAAAAGACAACAAAAAGAAACGGCAGGGTCGCAGATAATAATTCACACCTCTTGGAGGCAAGAACTCATCTCGCGCAACAACTTGCAAGAAAGGGATTCTCTAACAAAGAAATCGCTTTTATTTTTAATGTACACCCTAGCCAGATCACCCGCTCCTTGAAAATTTAATACAAAAACATCCCTGTACAATCTTAATTGATTGTAGGGTAGACGGTTAAGGCTAACAATTTTAACAACGCGCGTTGTTAATGTTGGTATTTATTTAAATAAAATCATCGACCATTTTATTACGTCTACCCTGCACTTAATAAGTGCAGGAAATTTAAACACTAACAATAAACAATAAGGCTATGGCTAAAGATAAACAAACAATGCGCGACGACTTTGACGAGGTGAATGAAGTAATATCAAACTTTGTATCATTCAATGTACCTCTTGAAGATAAAATTATGGGAACTCTAATCGCTGTGAGAGAAGTAAAATCTACACTACCGTCGAAAGCCGGTAAGATGGAAAAAGTTTACGATCTTAAAGCCGACTACGGATCATTCCATAAACTCAACAAGAACAAAAAACTAATTGAAGAACCTGTTATAGTCAACGAAGGAGAGATCTGGTCAGTAAGTAAAGAATCTTTGAACGCTCCAATGAGAAATGTAAAAATTGGACAAAAGGTCGGGTTTAGATTCAAAGAGGAAAAAGAGTCTAAGACACCAGGATTCAATCCATCAAAACGTATAACTGTTTTTACTCCTAAAAATGAAGACGGTACTCCTAAAATGGATCAAGCGTGGTTGGAGGAAAACAATCTAAATAATCCTGATATACCTTGGGAAAAATAAATCTATGGCAGCAAAAAAAGTAGCAACTAAAAAAGTTGTAGCAAAAAAAGCAGTTAAGAAAGCAACTAGATCTTCTAAGTAATACTTATAAGAATAGTTGGCAGGTAGATGGCCGGGTCGTGTCCGGCCGTCGATCCTGCCCGTTATTAAAGCGGGCAAGGAAATGTAAAGCATGGAAACATATAATGCAGTAAGTTTGTGGACGTATTTAGAATTAAGTCCGTACATATACCATATTTGTGTGCTAGTTATGGCCTATGTACTCTTCATATTATTCGTTAAACTATTAAAAAAATAAAATGGAAGAAAAAGAATTGGCGGTGATAAAGAAAGAAGTCTTGACAATTACCAAAATGGCACAAGCATTTCAAGTCGAAAACCCAGAACAAGAAATGGAAAGTGTAGATATTTTGGCAAAAATAAAGGCAACTAGTAAGTTGCTCACGGCAAAGAAAGAGGAAATTACACGACCACTTATGACAAGTTTGTCTAAGGTACGTGACTTATTCAAGCCAAGAGAAACAGAATTGGCAGAGGCAGAGAAGATTGTAAAATCTAAAGTCCTTGCTTATCGTCTTGAACAAGAAGAAAAAGCAGAGAAAGAAAGAGCAAGAATTGAGGCACGTGTAGAAAAAGGCACAATGAAAGCCGAAACCGCTGTCCAAAAACTTGCAGATATTCCGGACACTAAAAAAACTGTGGTCAGCACAAGTGGTAGTAAATTATCGACTGTTGTTGTCCAGAAAGTTAGAATTATTGACGAGTTCTCTATACCAAGAGAATATCTTGTACCTGATCTTACTAAAATAACACAAGCCGTTTTAAAAGAAGGCGCGGTTATTCCTGGTGTTGAGAAGTACGAAGAAAAAAGATTGGCAAGTCGAGGTTAATCTTATGGCTGGGTGTACATTCAGTTACTTGTAAAGTTGTAACAAATCTCACTTGGTCAGCATACCCTAGCGGTATGCATCCTGGCTACAAGTAATGCGTACCTGTTGCCAGGGTACATACCGTTAGAAAAATATATGGCAAAGAAAAAATACATTCAATTACCTAAAGGATATTTATCCTATTCACAAATAACAATGTGGCGTAGTAGTCCGGCAAGATACAAAGAATTGTATTTTAATGGTAGGCAAGAATTTGCATTAAACAATAACTCAATGGAATATGGTAAGAAATTTGCCGAAGCCTTAGAGTTTGAACGTGATACAAATGAGTTACTAACAGACGCAACAATATTATTGTTGCCGAAGTACGATATTCGTGATCAGGAAATGAACGCGGAAATAAAAACAAAGCATGGATGGTTACGAGTGACTGGGCGACCGGACACCTTCAACAGTAAGACATGCGAGTTCCGAGAATACAAGACAGGGAAAGTCAAGTGGACATTATCCAAAGCTCAAAAACATTTACAGATGCGATTTTACGCAATGATAATCTATTTGAATTTTGGTAAAGCCCTTGGCGATGCTTATCTTGATTGGATCGAAACAGAAAAATTGCCAGATGGTACAATACAACCTACAGGTAAAACCCAAAGTTTTAAAGTAGACATTGGACTTCCCGCAATATTACAAACAATAAACGAAACAATAAAGGTGGCCTTGGAGATTGAGTTGGCCTACGCCTCTCATGTCAGACCACCAGAAGACGAATTTTAATTTATGCAAAATAAACTAATCCTATATACAAAAAAAGATTGTACTGCTTGTGAAAATGTAAAAAATTTTTTAAATGGTTATAATCTACCAGCAGACGCTATTACTATTAAAGATATCACAAACGACCTTGTGGCTATACAAAGATTAAAAACCGGTATAGTTGGAATGAAAGATGGTGTAGAAGAAACATTTACAGCCATGACTTTCCCATCGCTCGAAGTTGTTGATGCATCCACACTCATTACAGTTAATCTTATTACTCCTAGCACAGAAATTATTGAGTATTTGGCCACACTTAATTTTCCACATAGAGAAGTTGCGGAGGATATTGCCAAAGTCGAATAACCTGTATACTAAAGAGAAGGTTAGTTTCGTGAGGTACCTGATTCCAGATCGACTAACGTCGATAATACAAAAACCTCACACCAACCCCCTATTGTGGGAGGACTATTATGCCTCTGTTCGACTTCCTGAAACCGAAATTGGACACCACTGTCCACATCTCGGATGACGAAAGCGATGCATGCACTTGCCCAACCTGCTTGGAGCAAGCACGTCGCGCAAATGAGTACAGGGATAAACGTCCCATCGACGACCATTCCCTTAAACCTCCGATACGCTACGATCTTTTCCAGCAGTGAGTGCAAGTCACTCCACAAAAAAACCACCCGACCATTTGGCCGGGTGGACTTTTTTGTTTGGACTATTGATCGTTACCTAGAGATACTTTTGCACCAGTCCATAGACCCATTGCCGATAATCCTGATATTACACCGTTAAGAATCACTGTAGGATTAAAAGATTGATCAACCAGCGCTGTCGTGGCTATACCACAAACAAGTGCCACCACCGGCAATAATCGTCTATCCACGTTGAATGATTTTATAATTTGCACCAAAGCAACTGTTAAAGCTGTTGCTGTAGCTGTCATTGTTGTTAGTTCCATATTATTTATTATATAGTGAGTTAAGTTTTGCTATTGTTAGTTTACCTGCGTACCCAGTTGAGAGTATACCGTACTTTTTCTGAAATTTACGTACACCTGCAAGTGTTTTTGCACCAAAATAACCACGTTGTTCTGGCGGAATCCAGTCCATACAATCTTCAAAAATCAAAGCGTATTGCATCATTTCAACATCATAATTGTATGCCCTACTAAGACCCATCTGTTTCATAAACGCGTGTTTAAATTCATCTTTCTTTACAGGTAATACTAATTGTGACGGGAAATTTTTGAAATATAATTTATATACCTCTGTCGGATAGTAATTTATTCTTGCGTGACCGTCAGCGCACCAATTTGGCGACCAAGTGTTTCCTACATATAAACCATCTTTTGCAAAATACGGTAATGAAACAGCGTGGCCGGTAATAGGAAATGTTGGTGTACCAATAGGTTCTTCAATTGGTTCAATCGTTTCTCCTTGCCAACATGATAAACGCACACCGTCTACCACCTTGTAAAACCAAGATGATCCACAAGTGAATCTAGCGTACACACCATTATTTGTGTCTGCAATAGCTGTAAGTATTGATGCCCAAGTATTTTCCAACTTCTCATACCCTTGCAACGGGAACTCACATTGTTTTAATAATTCCTCCACAAGTGCCTCGTTGTACATGATAGTTTTTAATCTACCAATGTACGTGTCGTAGTTTTCATTTGGATCAATTTGAAAATATTTATCAAAAATCTCTTTCTTTAAATACCCGTATTTTTTCCCAGCCTTTAATGAACTAAAGAGTGATGATCCTTCAAACCATCCACCGTCAAAGTATTTCTTCTGTAAACCATATAAGAAATGCTCACTATATCTCGCGCCCGTTCGGTCATAAATGATTTGTACATGCGAGATAGCTGTACAAATTCCTACTCGATACTGATCTAAAATACATCCAGACTTTATTTTTCTTCCACCTTCTGTTAAGAAGGAGAACATAGCCGTCATTTTATCACCGAAGGATAGTTTTTGTTTTATCGTTCGTGGATCTTTTGGCGATTCATATGCCCCGTGTATAAGATATTTTTCTTCATTCATATATTTTAGGCCCTTTAAAGTCATGCCGAGGACTTGTTTTTACTTAACTCTTTTAAGAAAAGCCTCAAGCGCCCTTTTTTTATTTGCTTCTGTGTAGTTTTTAGATGCATTAGTTACATAGGTTTTTAAGTAATCTTCTGCCAAAGTTTCAGGGCGGAAATCTGTAGTAGACGCTTTGTTTTTCAGGAAGTAATCTTTAGCCAAAGCACCAGAAGAGGATGCATTTTCCAACAACATTTTTTGGATAGTAGGTAAATCGTAATTTCTTTTAAATCCAGTGTAGCCCTGCTTGTTTTGTGGACTATTTTTATCCACTTCTGATTTTAAAAGATTAGCAACAGCGTCTGGTGTTATACCAAACTCACCACCATACCCGACTTGATACTTAAAAGGCCTAGCTTTTTCATTCATATTTGCACCAGGTACAACACCGGAACGTCTTTCATTATATCCAGGTGTCATTGGACTTTTCCCAAAGGTTGACTCTAGTTCATGCAGTACGCCAGTAATATCGTTAGGATCTACTTGTTTTGCCGGCAAAGGGATATCGGCTTGCGTAGTTGGTGTACCAGTTGCAGCAACAGGTTTTGATCCAAAAGTTTTTGCAAAAACTTTATCCAAAAAACTTCTTTTGTCATTATTTTCTTTCATAAATTTATTATTCTTTTAGTTTCTTTTTTTCGTCGCTCTTTTGTTTGCGTTCGACGAAGGCGTTAGCCCAATCAGGATTGATTCGTGTTCTAAGTATACCTAATAATTCCATAAATAAAACATCTTCTTTATAATTTAATAGAGGCATATCCACAGTAGTTCTTCTGCTCCCCGGTTCGTTGGTGTCTTCTACATTCCCCTCTATTGGTACAGGCACAGTTTTAATCTTCCCTCTAAGTTTTCTGAATATTTCTTCGTCATAAGGAAGTGGTAAGTTAGAACCAATACCTTGTAAAAAGTTTTCCTGGACTCTTTTGTATGGATCTTGGTAAGTGGCTATTCCTGACTGGAATCTTGAGGCAGGGATAAAAGATCCTACAAGTTTTCCAAGTCGTGCATTAAGTGGTACGTTTTCGTTGTATTTTGTAGACCAACCAAGAAGTGCTAGGCCTCCTTCTGCAAAGGGTCCAAAACTTCCTAACATATCTTGTATAGATTCCCATGACTGTTTGCCATTTCCCTCTAAATATTGGATCCCTGCCTCTGTAAGATTTATAAATGGATATTTTGCTACACGAGTAAATATCTCATTCCCCTCATCATCTGTACCCACAAACAATCTACCTCTTGTTGACATTGAGGCTGGTGCCGATGGTGGCACTTCGGGAGTTTTTTGCTCCTCCCTTCTTTGACTTCTATTGTAAGCATAAATAGAAACCAGCGTACCCAAAAACAATATCCCTGACACTCTTTCATTAAAAGGAAGTGATCTGTCAAAAACATTTTCAACCATCCTTAGGACATGTTTTATATTTTTGTAAGGATATTTTAAGAATGGTGTAACCGCTGATCCGAATGGATTACGTGACCATTCATCAAGTTGGATAGGAACGTTATCATAGTCGTAGGCGTAGAGATCCACCTTTTCGTTTATTCTTGCAATGATATCCCTCTCTTCTTGTGTTGGCAATTCTAAACCATTCTTACCCATTTTAAGTCGATCTAACTTACTCCCACCCTCTGAAAGCATTATTACTTTTTTCCAGTATCTTTCTACCATTCCATAAGTTTTTAAAACGGTGTCACCATATTTATCTACAAAAGTTTCTGCTTTGTTTATACCTTTTGCTATACCAGACTCTTTACCAAGATAACTATCTGAATAGTTAGACAGTCCACCACCCGGATTCCTTTCTAGTGAGAATTGGCCATAGTTATTGGACATGTCCCCTCCATAAACCCAATCAGGCGATTTCTCCCACCCTTTAGGTAAAACTGTTCTTAATATAGACTCTATGTTTGCTTTTGTTTGTGGCATAGATACTTTACCAGTTAATAATTCTTCATAAAAGTCCATCATTACTTTTGAAGAATATTGCACCCCACCAGAAAAAAGGTTAGTCGCCGTCGACCCCATGTGGAAAAGTATATTTACTTTCCAATATCTATTTATAGTATTGAATACTTTAACTGCGTTACTCATTTCTCCAGCTACTTGTGTAACAAATTCGTATCTTCTATAAACTTTCTCAGGCATGAGGTACTGGGATTTCTTCATACCAACAAGTTCCCCGTCGTCTTTAATAACTTTAAATTTATTTTGCCCTACTCTACTCACGCCTGACTTTAAATTGCCCTCTACCACAATCCATCCTTTATCAATTTCCATCCCATCTGTGTAAGGCCTAGTAACACGTGCCAAAAAATCTCCTATATGTTTATTGTAGGCCTCTTCGATGTTTACTTCTTTCATCATTTTTTCCATAGCCACACGCAGATCTTCGACATATCCCTCTTGCTCTGTACGCATCTTTCTACTCGCGGCAGTCTTTAATTTAAATTTATTACTTTTTGGACTAGGTACAGAAAGTGAGTCGTCCCAAATGTGATGCACCCAACCCTCGATATTCCCCTCTATTTTATGTTTATCTTTGATAACTTCACGGTTAAAATAATCTTTTGCCTCCTCTCTGGCAGATGTAAAATCTTTAACAAGTTGTTTACCTTCTGGCGATAATTGTTCAAAAAATTGTTTACCTTGTTCTGGTGTATACCTGTCTTTGTAGATTCTAACTTTTGCTTTGCCTTTTATAATCTCCATAACAGGATCACCATTCCCATCTCGTAGAACTTTCCATCCTTCGTCATCAAGCGCTTTTGCCTCCGCAAGGTCATCTACATACAAAAACTTTCTAGTACCAAATTCCGGCATACCATTTTTTGTAACTTTTATACTTTCTACAGATCTGAATAACAAAGCCGGATCATCTTTTACGTTTTTAAATTTATTATCTAACAGTTTTTCTATTTCTATTTTTGATCTTTCCACCATGGCACGTAAATTTACTTCATCATTCCACGCCATTGTTCCCAGTTTTTTACCTAAAAACTTTTGGTACGTTTCTTTCATATCTCTTAACATTATCCACTTTCTTGATCCTTTATCAATAGTCCCTGCAACAGCATCCAAATAATCTTGAATAATAGGGTTCTTTATTGCGTTTTTTTGGAAAAATTCCATCGCCGTTGGGGCAATATCATTTAAATTCCCTGGAGAAGCAAATTGTTTTTCTATAAATCTTGCAAGTAGTTCTGTATTTTTTAGATAATAGCCGGGTCTTAAATTTACTTCTGCATCACCAACAAGATCACGAGTAACCGCTTCTAACTCTTTTCTTATAGTTTTCCATTCTTCCTTAGTGACAGCATCCCCAAAAACTTTATGGGTCGTTGTATTTACACTACCTGTAAGTTTATTTTCTAATGCGTGACCAAGTTCATGTGCCAATGTTTCCATGTAAGCACGATCATTTAACAAAACATCTTTCTTCAAATTAACTTGTCCTTGTTTTGGCAGATCATCACCACGTCTAAATACACCAGCATTTCCTTTACCGGCTCCACCTGCTTTTCTAAGAATGGCTTGTGACTGTGCAACTTTATTTAATTGTTCAATTCTATGTTTTAATTCTGCTGGTGTTTCGGCGGCCTTCACCTTTTCTGGCTGTGTAAATTCTTTTGCAACCACTCCACCCTCATCATCAACCCCACGGAATACAGTGTCTTTTGCAGTACCTTTTACACCAAGTGCGGCACGAGTAATTTTTACATTTCCACCTACAGGAAGTTTATCTGTAACGAGTCCAAGAGCGGAAGATTTTATTGTTATCTCTCTTTTACCTGGTTCAGTATAGATAAGATTTTTATTGTCATCTATTTTCAAAGTTATTTCGTCTTTCTCTAAAGTTTTTAAAAGACTTTGTAATTGTGTGCGACTAACAATTGTTTCCGGGCGTTTAACAACTTCACCAGTAGAAAGTTTAATCTCTTTCATTGGATCGTAGTTCAGCCCTTCTTTCTTTGCAGTTTCAATAATATTTTCAGGTACAATATTGATCGTGTCTGTTTTTGGTTTCTGTAAGGTTGGTGCTTTCTCTGTAAGGTTAGATACAGGTGCAGGTTCTGGTACTACAGCTTGTACGGGTACCGGTGCCTCTGTAGGTTTTTTTCCTATCATTTTTACCTCTTGTTTTTTGGTCGGTCGACGATCTACCCAACCAGCAAAACGCCCTTCTGTAGGGATTCCTTCTTTTCTTAAAACAGCGATGGCTTGGTTTAATTGTTTTGAAATAGCATCATTACCCCCATTTTTATCTGGATGAAATTGTTTCTGCAAACTTCTCCATCTAGCCTCTGCTTCTGCAAGAGTTTTAGGGTTTCCGAGAAATTCATGAGCAGTCTTTATTTCATCTGGTGTAATTTTACCGGCTGTCTGCCCCGTAGCCTTTGCTGCCCCAGCACGTAGTAATGATGAGAAAAAAAGTACATCTCCAGATGCTTCTAATCCTGTAAGTCCAGCTCCAAGCAAAACAGCAGTAGAATATGAATAACCTTTGTCTAAAAAACTATCAGCCAAGCGGGTAGCCTTTTCACCGTATGACTGTGTTTGGAAAGTTGTATCTGTTCCACGTTCGTCGGAAAACTTTGTAAGTCCAGCAGCCTCGGTCAAAGTTCTACCTGCTTTTTCTGGTGCCTCTATAACACTTTTAGCAACATCTGTAACAAGAGGCAATGCCTTATTTTTATTATAAGTAATACCAGCGTCCATATAAGGTAATTTAATGTCTTCATATGCTTGTACAATGGGATCAGATTTAATCCCTTGTTTAATGGATTCCTGTGCTATAACTTTTTCCTCTGGTGTCATACCTTCCCCAACCTCCGCTTTAAATTGTTGTTGCTTTACTTGGCCTCGTTCATAGGCTTGTTTAACTTGTTCCAATGCAAAATCTGCACCTTTACCAACAGCTGTTTTTGCTCGACTGAAAAGTGAAGGTGTTTCTTGTTGTGTGGGCGTAGCAACAACCGGTGCAGGTGCTGGTATCTTTCCTTCTAAAACAGATTGGTCTTCTGGCAAAATCTTAATACGCCCAGAAGTTGCGGGTTGCGCCGTTTTAGAAGTGCTTTTACCAACTATCGCCTCATGTTCTGGAAGTATTTTGATTCCCATATTATTTATAATTTTTTGGATCTTGCATTGTGTCCTCTGCGAGTCCTTTAGCTTTTAATTGTCTTGTTAATTCGTTGACTCCTGCCGACCCGTAGGCTTTCAATATTTGATCTTTATAATATTTTAGACTTGTTGGATCAATACCGTATTGATTTTTAGCCTTCTTAACCTTCTCCAAGGTTTCTACAACAAGGTTTACATCAGCATTTCTATTTTGCGTTTGTGTAGGTTTAGTTACTGACGATGATGATTTCGTTGTTGTAGGTTTATAGGTTTTTGGTTTAGCCGCAATCACCTCATAACTTTTAGTTTCTGGATTATATTGGTACCTTGTCTGCCCCTCTGAAAGTTCAAAAGGTTTTGTAGTGGCCTCTTCTGCCTTTTTTTGCTCGTTGGCAAAATCATATCTTAATTTTGCAACACTTCTTTTTCTTTCAGCTCCAGTCTTTAAAACATCATAGGCACCGGCTGCAGCATCAATAGTCATGTCATTTGCTCTTTTAACTCTTGCCCCTTCACCTTGAGCAAACCCCATAGTTTCTCCAGATTGGATTGCTTTTTCGTAAGCCGATTTGCTGTCAGTAAGTAAACGACTAACATATTCACGCGCACTTTTTTCTTCATCTGTTTCGTTTAAAGAATCTAAATAGGCTTGAAAATTTGGGTCTTGTGCTTTTGGTGTAGTGGTTGTCGTTGGTGTACCAGCTCCTGTAGTATCAACCCCTCCAGGTGTAGTTGTACCACTTTTTAGTTTTGACATTAACTCTAAATTTTTTGCACCAGAAAAATCGTACCCTTCGATACCTTGCTCTTTAGCTAGTTGCGCACGTGACTCCTTTGATGGATCATAATTTGATGCAGAAAGATAATCTACAACACTTGGCCCTTTATAATTTTTTGAGGCAACACTTTCCACAAATTTTTTTCTTTCTGGATTTGTTGCTGAACTATTTGAGTTATACATATATTATTTTTAAGTAAATCCACCAGCATCTCTTGGTGGGTAGTTTGGATCCACAAAGTAATTTATTGGTGATAAATATTTATCTGCTATTGTGCTACCTTCCGCCTCTTTCATCTTTGCCAGTATACCACCAGTTTCATTTGAAAGACCTGCCTCTTCTCCACCATCGTATAATTTCCACCACATAGCTGCCATTTTAGGATTTGCTGGATCGTTTACAGATGCATAAAGTGCAGCAACTCTATAGATTGGTGCCAATTGCCATTCTTCTGGGATTGGCATTACATCTGAAATAGTATAGGCTGCCGTCCCTCCAGAAATACTTGTGCCTTCATATGGTTCCGCGATAGTCAAAGATGTTGTACTACCTACCGCTGTAATCTCATACCAATAACCATCTCCGCCGTTTGCCGAGGCAGTATTTGTAATTCTTATAAGTTTACCAACCATTGTTGCGTTCCAAGACGTACTACTCCCGGTTACAGTAGTTCCACCATTAGTGACAGCACTAATTGTCCCGGTTGTATAATCTGCCCCCGCAGTTGCATTAAAATCTCTCGGCCTCATTCTACCTTTGACTGTAAAAGTAATATTTGTTGAGGCGGGTGTTGGTGCTATTTCTACAGAGTTGCCCGTTACTTTATAAAAACGTGGTGTATCACTTGTACCTAGGTTCGCTTGCTTGATTCTTGTCCAAGTTTCCTCGTTGTAGATAGGTTGCGGACGATATACAGTTGTACCAACAACAGCATATAATTCTGTGATTTCTCTTATCCTTGGGGATATTGGGTACGTAGAAACACTAGCTTGGGAGGCAAATGTTTTTGCAGTGTATAGAAACCACCATCCTCTAACAGCACAAACAGCACGAATACTATCATTAAACAAATTCAAAACAAACGCATCTGTTGTTGTGTCGTCTGATTCATATTTTACGAATTGTCGCAGTGTTGTCACCGCTTGTGTATAAGATATCATATAATTTTTTGTATGCTTATGTTAGTGTAGCATACCTCCACGCATTGTTAGCATAATCATAGATGTATAATCTATAAGTTCCACCGTTGATGTATAATTTTATTTGATCGAAAAAGTTTTTAGGAAATCCTGCCGGTACCACTGAAACAATTTCTACAAAGCTAGTAATGTTTTTAATATCTATGTAATCGAAGGGATTGTCATAGGTACTAACCGTACTCTTATCTTCTAGCGCTGCCAACCTTCTTTCTAATTCTTCTATTTTACTTTCTTGCATATATTTAATCTACGAAATCGTAGTAGACAGTTATTTTTCTTATACCGGCAGTATAATTATCATTACCGTTTGTAAGATATAGATAGAAATCTTCCAAGTCTTTCATTGTGTTTGAGTTTGGTAAAAACTCTAACTCATAAGTGCTTGTAGATCTTGGATATGGTTTGTTAAAAGACACCGGATTATTATTGTCTGATCCATATACTGAAACACCCCAAGGAGATTTGTTGACATCAATAACATCAGCAAAAGCCATCTTGATCATTTTGATACGTACACGTTTTTTGAATGTAAAGAATGTCGTGAGAATGGCTTGAAAAGATCCTGCACTACTTCCTGTAGTGATATTCCTTGTCGGAAATTTCATGAAGTAATTAGTACCACCACCATCTGTGTGGGATATCCCAAGATACCCTTCACCAAAATCCTGGATAGTATTCAGTGTATAGCCATTAGGGAGCCCGGTGGCGCCTCCGTAAACGTAGTAGAAAACTTTTGGATATCCTGATAGGACTGATTCATACGCGAGGACTTGATAACCATCCACAACATATAAAGTATTCTCGATAGATGTCATGTGATGTTTATATGGCAAACGGGTAGCAGAATAAGATGTAATTTTTCTCAAAGTTCGTAACCATGAAATACCAGATCCATTCCAGTACCCAATATTTCTACCATAAGCAACATACATTGTACCCCCAACAACCTGGAAAGCTGTAACCATTGCATCCACCGGTACAGCACGTAATACTTTAGAAGATGTACCGTCCCAGAAAGATATTTTATTCATTCTTGGCAATATTCCAGAAGCATTTGCACCTTGTGTTGTTGCAATCATCATACGTCCAGAAGACGGATCTACACCAAGGGCGGTGATATTTTGATCATCTGTAAGAGTAAAAGCTTGAGATGTTGCTGTTGTATTGTCCCATTTATGTAAATAAGGCCCATCAGCAATCCAAAGTATATCTTCAAAGATTACCATTGGGTGCGGAAAGATGTTAGACAAAGAGCCTCTTCCTTTAGTTGTTGTCCACCAAGATTCGTTTACAGCAGAAATAACATAGCTGGATAGTGTTGCGAGGGTGATGTCTGTTGCTGACGTGGTATATAGATTTTCTTTGTAGAAAATCATATCAGTTTTTGCTTCTTCATATTGTTTAGCACCACCACCAGTAGCACCCAAACTCCATGACGTTCCATTATAAGTATAAAAATTATTTGTACTCGTCACACCATAGTTGTTTTGATGACCTAAACCACTACTAGAACCGCCACCTTTAGCCGTCGCAACGAAAACACCAGACGATGCAGGGCTTATATCTGTAGCAGATGGTTGTCCATATATTGCACCAGGATTGTGAGTAAGATTTACACCGACATGGGTTTCTGTAGACAAAAAACCATCATTAGAAAATTTATTCGTCGCCATACCGCGTGCGAAATCTTTGCCGGTGATCACCAATATTTCCTGTGAGGTTACTTTTGTCATATTATTTTTTTTCTAATTCAGTTCGGATTATCGCAATATCAACTTTTATCTGATTCAAATTTTCTAACAAAATCACTTCTTGATTTTCAAGTTTTATTATTCTTTTTTCATGTTCTGCAACTGTTGAATAGTTTGTAGCAATTGAGAAAATGATTGCTGCAATACATGTGACTAAAAACCAAACTGATTGTAATTGTTTTATTAATTCTTGCATATATTTAACTTGTTAATATTTTTGGAATGTATGTTGCCCCTCCTCCTGCCGCATATTCCTTAAAAGCATACACAACACCACCATATGGTTGCCCAGATGCCCCGCCGAAAGTCATTGTATAACCTCCTGTTGTAATCACTCCATTACTGTCTGCAAGCGCTGGTGCATTTGCCCCCAAACTTGGCGAATTTCTTCTTATTGTTCCCCCGGCAGTACAAGTCGCTGTCCCATTGTTTGCAAACAAAGTTGCAAATGCCCAACAATTTGCAGTCCCAACATTAATATTTACAGAAAAAGATGTACCGGCACTTGAACCTGTTTGTGATCCAATTGGTGCTCCCTGATCTACACCCGACCAGTTTCCAATGAGAGATCCATATGCTCCTAATGATGTATTTGGCACAAAGTTTCCTGTTGTCGGTGAAGCAAGATAATATGTTTGCATATAATATCCTGTTTGCAAATTGAAGTTCACGCCTGCTGTCATTGCTACACCATTTAGTGTTGCACTTTGTCCAGTATTCCCCCCTGTGTCCTGACAACCATATGCATAGGTGTTTGACCCTGAAATTGTTATTGAGATTGTTCCTGTACCTGCACTTGAATTTGCAGTATCATATGCAATTGCAAACATATATCCAACAGGGAAGTTTACACCTTGAGGTGTTGCCATCTGTGGCACATAGACTTGAATTTTAATAAAGTCTAAAACAAAAAGATTTCTTAACAAATATTCAAAATAAACCAAAATTGACTCTATTGTACCAAAACATCTGTAAATTTTACCCTTTGAGTCCATGATAACAAGTGACTCAAATCTTATTCCTGTTCTCCTCCCGAAAATATATTCATATATTCTGAACAAATTGTAAGCAATTGCTTTTTTCCTGAACTTTATCTCCACATCTTGTCGCCTTGAAAAAGTGATATTTGCAAAAATTATTTTAATTATTTTTAGATATTTCATATTTTTTTTATGTCCGATGAGGCATTTAAGTCTGGATCACTAATCTTTATTTTATTTATGTCTGCATCACTTTCATCTAGTAACGCTTGATTAAAGTTTATTTCTTCTTCTAACTCTTCAACAATCCTTTCTTTTTTTTCTTTAAGAAATTTTAGTGTTTGTTTTATGTTTCCAACTGTAATATATGTTTTATCCCCTTTTTTTGAAGAATTGCTAAAATCTTCAATTTCTAAAACAATATCGTCTTTTTCATAATATTTTTGTTTTTTTATTTTTATGTTTCTCATGTATTTATTTTAATTATGCATAAACATAATCTATCCAAACTACAAGGCCCTTTGCTTTTGTTGTTTGAACTGCATCAACATCAAAAGTTATTACCGCATCTGCTGCAATACTTGCATCTGAAATTACTGGTGCAGTTGCAGCAGTTTCAGATGATTTTTCTGTTGAATCTACTGTGATTTTTGTTGATAAAATTGTTGTTCCTGCCTCATTAATATCTATTGTATAAGTTCCAGTTGTTCCTGCTGTATCACAATATGATCCAACTGCTTTAATTGTAATTGCACGATTTGAAATTCTGTAATCTCCACCAACAGAATTTGCAACCGCTTGATCTGTATCAGATGCAACAAGTCTAACCATAAATCTTTTCAATTCTCCTTTTACAATACCTGCACCTTTTGGTACCAAGTTAATATCAATATCAGTACCTCCACCAGTTGCAGAAATAGATGGACTCGTCCCCGTGGCCGCGTTTGTAATTGTAATTTCATTTATTGCAGATGCTACAGAAGTAAATTTAATTAATTCATTTCCGTTTGTATCTGAAATATCTGTAAGAATTTTTGGTGATGTAAAAGTGTTTACACCAGTAAAAACTTGCCCCGCATCTGTACGAGCGATTGTTGCAGAAGATGATGGGAAAGTCATTACCGTTGAATCCGTACCAGCGATAGTAATTGTGTTACTGAAAGTTGCTGTTTTTCCGTTTGCTATAGTTAGTGCGCCAGTAGTCGTAGTTATTGTAAGACCATTAATTGAAGTTGCTGTTGCAACACCAAGTGTTGGTGTTATTAAGTTTGCGGAAGTAATTGTTGGAGATGTAGAGAAAACAAGATTTGTATTAGTTGTACCGGTTGTACCAGTTGCAGATGCTAAATAATTTAATTGAGCTGCTGTGGTTGTTACTGTTGTACTATTGATAGAAAATCCGCTAGATGGTAAAGCCAAAATACCACCTGCCAGTGTTAAAGTGTCAGCAGAATGAGTAAGAGTTACATCACCATTATTGAAGTTTATAACGGCACCACTTGCCAGAAATAAATCAGAGAATTGATTAGCTGTTGTTCCAAGAGCAGCACCATCGTTTGTAAATGGTAAAACTGTTGATCCAAACCAAGTTGCTCCATCAAGTCTATTTATCCCATTATCTGACCAAATTGCATAAGCCGTTGTAATTGTTACATTTGTTCCTGCTGTTGGTGCTGCTGCAATATAGAATGTTGATGCGGCTGTATAAGTTGTTGCAGATGAGGCAGCAAAAGTTGGTGTACCTAAAACAAACCCTCTCATAGATGCAACTGTACCTGTTGATGATGTATCTGTAAAAGTGTTATCAAACATTGTAAAGTTTGCACCTCCGGTTGTAGGGAAAGCGGCCGAACGTGTAGCAAGAATGTTGATATGTCCAGTAGAAGTTGTTGTTCCAAGACCAAGAGTACCATTACTATTTAAGTAGAACATGTCTACTATTGAAGTAGTACCTGTTGGTGTTGTTGAAAAAATTATACTAGTACCATGAGCAGATGATGACCATGCTTCCGCAGAAACAACTCTTAATCCCCCCCTGGTTGCAGTGATCCAACTTGTACCATCAAACCCTGCACCAGCAACAGAAGTTAGAATATTCCCACTTCCAACAGCCGTAGCAGATCCAGGTGTACCATTTGCTCTTAATCCAAGAAAATAACCACCGGAAGATGTACCATAACCAGCAGCAACGACTGGAGCTGCACCAGTCTTAATAACATTTGCACTAGAAGTTATCGCAGTGTAATCAGTTGTATTTCCTCCAATAATTAACCTATCATTTGCATTATCGTAGAAAAAATTTGAATTATCTTCTGTTGGTACCCCACTTGCACCAGCAAATAAAACAGAACCAGCAGTTGGTGCAAATACTTTAATTAATTTACCAGTTGTCCCGTCAAATACCGCCATTTGCCCAGCCACCGCAGAGGCTGGCCCAACAACATCACCACTACCAGAACCTAATGTAATCCATTTTAATCCTGTTGCTTCTCCGGTATCTACAGAAAGAACCTGCCCTGCCGTTCCTAAAGGAAGTCTGGTATTTGTCGTACTGAAAGTATAAAGATCCCCTTTTGTTGTAAGAGGGCTTGCACCAGTACCGGTAACATCAACCAAAAGTCTATGCGTAATTGGATCCGCATATAATTTTACAGGTGTCACACCATCTACCGACGATACGGCAATTAATGTTGTGACTCTATTTTGATCTCTTTCTGCATTTTCCATAATTTTATAATTATATTAATAATCTACCATCAGAAGTAGCATAAATTGAAACAGGTGTTACACCGTCATCAGCAGAAACAGCAAGTAAAACAGGCACGTGATTTTGGTCGCGTGGTGCAAGTCCATCATTAGATGTTCCATCTGTACCAGCATAAGTAGCAAGTAGTCTATGTGTAGAATTATCTGCTGCTAATTTTACTTTTTCAGAAGAATCATCTTGTTGTGCAATTATAGTTTTGACTCTATTTTGATCTCTTTCTGCGTTTAACATATTAGTTATTTAGTTCATTCCACTTTTTTTCAAAAGCAATTTTTTCGTTATTCAATTTTATTTCTGCTTCACTTAATGCACGTAAACGTACATTAAATTCTTCTAAACTCTTTTTTAATTCTCCTCTTTCCTCTGCAATTCTCAAACTATCAGAAGTAAGTTTTGACATTTTTGTGTCAATAAGTAAATCTGCGTTAGTTATTTTTTCAGACAACATTATAGAAATATCTCTTACTTCTGCTGTCAATGTTGTTGCTTTTTCTGCAAAAGACACAACTATGTTTTTGATAGTTTCAAAAGTATCTTTATTCTTGGTAAAAGTTTCGTAAGCATCTGACAACGTTGATATAAATTTATCAAGTTTATCAGAAACATCTTTTTCCCTCTGTTTAAGATATTCTTCTTCTGTCTTTTTAAAGTTTTCAAAAGCAACACGAGCATCAGAAAGCCTCATTTCTATTTGGCTCAACTCTTGAAGTGCATTGAATCTTTCACTATCTATTTTATTTTGCATAAATTATTTAAGTAATTTTTCAAGTGTAGCTTTTGGTGATCGTGGATCAAAAGTTATATTTCTTTTTTTAAGTTCAGCAATTACTTGCGCCTTATCTTTATAAGATACCTTTTCTCCGGCTTCTTCTTCTACTTCTTCATCGGTTGCAGTAGTTTCTCCTTCTTCACCTTCGTCTTTAACTTGGTTTAGCTCTTTAATTTTTTCTTCCATTAAATCATCTTGACTTTTTACAGCTTTTTTAGGTTCTGTAAGTTCATCAGTCAAAATTTCCTTCATCATCTTTTCGATGGTTGCGTCGTCCCATAGCTTTCTTGACTCATCTCCAGGTTGTGCAACTCTATTTTTTTCTTGTTTAAGCAAATATGCTTGCGCAAGATGTTTTGCAAGGTGTTCACCAAGAGTAAGAGGGGTTAGTAATGATCCGCCGGCAGGTATCAAGAAGTCGCGCCCGCCAAAGCGCGCACCCAATTCGCCATCAAAGTCAAAGTCATAAATATTATTAACTCTAACTATTTTCAAATCCTTTTCATTATATTCCATAATTTAAAATTTATTTTTTTTAATCCATGGGCTTGATCGTCCCAAGGGCAGATGATAATTTCTGCATAATATCCACCACTTTTCAGTGATGGATACCAGCAACAATTATGAGATTGTTACAAACACCATGGCCCCAATGTCAGCAGCGGAGTTTGCCGCTACACATCTACCAAGAGTTTGTTCGTCAAATTCACCTTTTGCAGTTGTTCCTTTTACAACTTGTCCAGCAGTGTCATCACCAGTTACGAATGATCCACCAACTGTTAGAACTTCACCAGCAATTACACGTCCGATTCCACGAGTAAGCACGAATCCGTAAGAATCAGCCGCTAAATCAACTTGTGCAATACCAACAGCGTTTTGGATTTTAGTTGTGACAACGGCTTTTCTAACTGTGAAGTTAGTCCAGATTTCAATAGTTGAGTCTGTAGAAAGCGCTGTAGCAAGTGCAGAATCTGCGTAAAGTTCCAAAGTGTCAGTAGTGTTACCTCTGATTTTTGCAACTTGTCCAGTTCCTGTACCACCATCTACCAACACTGATCCTTCGGCAAATTGGTTTACTGTCCATCCAGCCGAAGCTTTTGTGATGTAAACAATTCTACCTTGTGAATCAGTTGAAGATGTAACAGTTGTACCAACAGAAGTTGTAGCCGCAGGGACAACAACATTTCCGGCAGATACAGCTGCCGATGCTTTTACATACACCCACTCACGTCCATCAGGAGTTTGCGCTCTCTGACCAACATTGAATACAGGTGCTGTCGAAGTATCTTTTACGTTTTGAAAAGTAATAGGGTTCATAATATTTTTTATTTTTTATTTTCAGCCTTCTGGTTCCGAACCTCCGGCAATTTTGTGAGTAGCACTCACTTGTTAATTTGAGTTATCTGGAAATTCCAGATAGTTGGATTTTAACTCGCTCCAACCATTGATCCTTGTGTACGTGGGTTTTCAGATATGAAGTTTCCAGCATAAATAATGTGACCTACTTCTGCCAATTGATCAACAGGATTCATCAAGTCACGGAAGTTAAATCCAAGAGTTGTAGGGATTCTACCAACTACACCTAATGGTACACCTTCGTTAGTCTTTTTGAAGTTAAGGTTTTTAATGTTCTTTCCTTTAATGTTTACACCTTTGAATCCAAAATAGTTTTGGTTCAAGAAGTGAATACGTCCAGAAGGGATTTGCTCATCTTTTATGATAGGCGCCCCACGGAAGTAAAGTACATCAAATCCTTGTTCTGCTCCCAAACCTTCTTTACTTGGTACAGTTCCAAACGCGTTCATTTTTGGATATCCAGAAGTCGTGTAGTTAGCACGAATTGTAGATGTCAAAAGTGACTCGTAAGTTGACCAAATAGCTTTAGTTGTAAGAATTGCAGATGGTTTATCTACACCAACAGTTACAGCGTCATACGCGGTAGCTAGTTTTGCAAGAGTAGTTGTACCCGCAGATGCTAGGTAGTACCCTTTCAAAGATGTATAAGTCGATTTAGACTTTCCACCATAAGTTGAGAAGTTTGTACCGTCATCTCCAGCCTCATACAATGAGTCCCAAGAATTTCCAGATCCATTTCCTGTGAATAGGTTTTGAGCCATCAACATAGAAATAGATTGAGCTTGTGAGTCAAATTCTGTTTCCAAAAGGTCAACAATTTGCTCTTCACCTTGGTTAAGAGTAGTTTCGATGTCTGCAACAACTACCGGTTTTGTAGCCATTTTAACTTCGAACTCTAGCATTGTTCTGTTATTTTGACGATCAGTATCTAACTTATCAGCAATACCAACATTACCACCATTAGTAGTATCTTGATATTTGATTGGGAAAGAATATTTGATTCCAGTCTTCCAAGATTTTGCGTTTTGCAAAAGCATCAAAAGGGCTGGTGATCCTTTAGTAATTGTGTCATACACTCTCGGAACTATAAAGTTACGAGTTGTTGTTGTAATAGCTTCATTGAATACCATATAAATAATTTATTAAAATTATTTCCCTTTGAGTGAACTAAAGTAATCAGAAGCTGATGCAAAGTTACCAATAGAATTTCGGTCAATATCTTCGTTGTTTACAACCGGTTTAGGATTATTACTTCCTGCAACAGGTACTTCACGTTTTTGGATGTTTTTTAACACTTTACCTTCTGTGGCTAAAATCATTGCTTGGACATCTGCATAATTTGCATGTGCTGATTTTAAATCTGTAAAACCATATTTATTTGCGTGAGCAAATAGTTTTGATTCATCCAAATTCGGGTCCAATTTTTTAATTTCTGCCAGGTCTTGTGCTACACGATTTTCTACTTCTAACCTTGCTTTATTTTCTGCCTCTTGTTTTTGGAAGATCCTAGCTTCGGCCTCTTTTGTAGCGATCTCAATGATCTCTGCATAAGTTTTTGGTTCGTAGTTAGGGTCTTTCCATTCAGGAGTAGCCGGCTCGTCGGGATTATTAACGCCTGGTTTTTGTGGATTGCCTTCCTTTAATCTAGCGAGTTCTTGCGACTTGCGCGTAAACTCTGGATAAAAATGTTCTTTCCACTGTTTTTGGAACTCTTCGGGACTTACTTTTCTCCCGTCAGGTAATTCCATAAGATTTTCAGTCTTAGGATTTTCCGTTCCTGGAACTTCTGTCGAATCAGGCACAACAGGAGTTTCCTCTTTTTTCACTTCCGGAGTAGGTGTTTCACTTGGTGTAGGAGTTTCAACAACGGGTGTTGGCTCATCACTGTTACTTGTCAACTCAAATATTGGTTCTGGCATATTTCTTTTGACTGCCCCCGTTTATCACGTTGCTTGGTCAGAATTATTTTTTTTAATCCACCTACTCTTTTTTGGTAGGTGTTTCCATTTCTTTCTTATTGTTTAGTTTATCCTCGTTTTTAATTTTACGCAAGTTTTCTGCTGCAACAATTTGTGGATCAGCGTTTATTCCAATTTTTGCAAGTGCTTGAATTTTTGCATCTGGTGTTAAATCTTCAAACTTTATAGAAAGTGTCGGTGCCTTTTCTTCTGGTTGAGGTGGTGGAGAAATTGCAGCAACTTCTTCTTTAGTCATTCCAACAGCTGTTGGTTTGTCTAGTCCCCAAATTACAAGGTTTCTTGCCTTATCCGCAGGTGCATCATAACCAGCAATCTGTAGATAATCGACAGGAGAAAGCACACCACTTTTAAGATCCTCTTGTGCTTGTTCATATTTGAATTGGCGGTCTTCTGGTAGAGTTTTACCTTCTAATACGCGAACTTCTGTACCATCTTCCATATCATCGCGCATCAAAGTCAAAGTTTCAGTAGCACGATCTGCTCCCATGGTTTTTGCGTAGTGATGTTCCGTATAAAAAACTTTTGCAAGTTGATAAAACCAATTAAATAATTCATAGTTTACATAATCAACAACTTGTACTAATTCATTTAAACGCAAAAAAGATTGGTCAATCAAAGCCAAACGACCACCACGAGTTTCTTGTCCTTCACGCACACCACGGAAAGCAGATGAAGAGGCCATAATATCGTCAATTTCTTTTCTACTATCGTCAAGATTTTGTTGCACAAAAGCAGGAAGTGGAGATCCTGTTTCTCTTTGCACACCACTCGATACACCTTTCCCCCAGATAACACCACCTGTTTCCCAGCGTAATTTATTTGCTTCGGCCTGATCCATTACACTACTATCAACTTTTACAATACCGTTCACAATACGTGCGTTTTCTGTAATGTTTCTTTTTGTTTCATCAATATCTTCTTGCAGAGGAATAGCTTGTGTAATGAAATCAGTTTCACCTATTGGTTTGTCTTCATTATTAAAAATAGTAGCAAAAATATATGGTTTGCGTGGACGGTCAAAGTGATTATAAAAATAAGCAGCTTTTTCTTTTTGTTCGTGTATTACAGTGTCTTCTTCATTCGGACTTTCTGTAGGCGTTTCTATCCCTAAAGCATTTTTTTGTAAGATTTCTTTTACTCTACTTTGTTTTGTTTGTTTGTTTAAAATTTCAATCTCCTCTTTATCGGTAATTTGTACACCATCCCAATCCCAATATGGATTTTTTCCACGACTTAAAATCAAATTGCCGTATTTACATACCAAATAGTCACCACACCACGCCTCCTCATATTCCACCTCTTCACCGGAAATAAGCAATTCACTAGAATCTCTCCCATTACCAAGTTCTTTCAATAGTTTTTGATTAAACTCTTTTGTTTTCTCATCCTCGCCTTCTTTTTTAAATCTTTCATAAATTGCAAATTTAGTATCACGTACCTCTTCAATTGCAAACTCACTATTATCTTCTTTTGTAGACTTGGCAGAAAATCTAACCTTACGAGGGTCTAAACTTTTTACATCAAAATTATTCTTTTCTGAGTTCCAAAATGGTTTTAAAACTATTAAACGTGAAAAGTAAAGATTTCTCAATCCTTTTCTCATTTCAGCTTTCACATTTATTTTTGTGTACATGTCCTGGAAAAATTTTTCCTGATTCATTGCAAGCTTTTTACTTTCTGGTGTTTCGCGCCCAGGAGTAATTATTGGTTTTGGAGGATTAGCAATAATTGAGTTTATTACAGCCTCTGTGTTTACGTATATTCTATTGTCGCGTACTTTACTTCTACGCTTTGGCAATTCACTCAACCACTCTGGTTCATTTTTGTAGGCATTTATATTTTTGGTATACGTAGTTTTTACAATATTCCAAATAGTGTCGGAACTAGCTTTTCGATTATTTATATAATCGCACAATTGTTTGTCATTAAGATTGGCCAGGTAATCCATATAATATTTAGAGTATATAACTTATTTTATTAAAATCAAATTTTGTCAAGTTTGTAATTGTGTATAACTTTATTCAGTTGGCCAATTATTTGCTTTTGCAAGTATATCGCCAATGTCTTCCGCCGATCCAGAACTCGAGTCCAGTTGCTTACCTATACCTTTTAAGTTGTCCGGCATGTATGCACCAAAAGAAGATCCTAGACGTGCCAGATAATAATACAAAGTTGCAAACACATAGTGGTCTTCACCATTCGTACTTTCCCACTCATACGATTCAATCCCTTTATTGTCTGTTACCTTTGTACGTCTTAAAGATTCCCAATGTCGCAAATATAATTTTAATTCCTGATCGGTTCCCATCCCAAAAAGAATACGAGCATTTAATATTTCGTCAATCAACTGATCAATAATACGGTTACGGTTGGAGTACACCACACCTTGTTTGTCCCCCTCACCCCACCAAACAAGCGTTTTCGGGTTAGATTTATTGTCGTTGAAATAGGACATCAGCGCATTTCTATAATTTTCCACATAATACTTCGACATAGTGTTGTCCGGCATGGCATCAATTACAAGTTGTGGTTTGTATTGTTTCATCAATTCATCCAAGTCCGACCATTTTGTAAACCTCCCAACACGCAAAACGCCCTTTTCACTACCTAAAACATAGTGTTTGATATTACCAACATCCACACCCAAATAGTACCTACCAGTGTCTAAATTGTGCGGTGTCCAGTTATCCAAGATTGTAGATCGACTAACGCGCACATCACCAGGTGAATAAGGTTCACCTAAAACGAAGTTATAAAAATATTCCTGGTCACCCTCACTATCAGATATAATTTCCTTCGCACTAATCCACGGAGCCATCATCAAAGAAATATGATACCCAGAAATAGATCGTCCTGGTTTTGTCGCTCTCCAAAAACCTTTACGTCTACGCTCATCAGAAATTTCCGCCCCACACTTCTTACAAACAAACATCTTTTTTTCCTTGTTGATACTTTCTGGCCACGTCATAAAATGCTCATCCTTACAAGCCCCACATCGAATAAACCATTCTTTTTGATCTGATTTCTTCCAAGAAATATCAATCGCATCCTTCTCTGTTGTGGGGTTAGAGAACAACCATCTAGCCTTCACTTTCGATGCTTTCAAACGTGACTTCATTGTTTCCAAAACCGATTGATCCGATCTACTTGCCTCGTCGTGAATAAGCAGATCGGCGGTGGTCATGATGGCCGCAGTCTTAGACACTGTACCTTTGAAGAAAAGGTTACGGTCGCCAAGACTTTTACGTTCAATGTTGTCATATCTCATACCGCCAAAAACATGCGGGTTCATCTGTATAATTTTGTTAGTTTTTGTAGAAACGAACTCATTAACGTCCGAGTCTGTCGGAAAAGTATAAAGAATGTTCCAACCCATTTTAAACACAGCGAACAACGCTTTAATATTAAATGACACCGACCCTCCAATCTGCGCCGCTTTTTTAATCACAATATTCTGCGACCAATCATTTAAAATCTCAATCAAAAAAAGACGATCAGAAAAATCCACATCGTCACCTTTCTCTGTCTTAATTTTATTCTCCATAATCCAAGCCAAAAGAGAAAACTCATCCACTTGTGGAGTATTGCTTTTCTTCTTCTTAAAGTTATTGTTGTTTGGAGGTAATTCGTGCATATTCCTTTGGGTATATTACTTTAAACAAGTCATCAGCCGGAGTTAGCATATCATTATAATTGCGCACACGCTGGTACTTTATATTTTCCGACAACCTAAAATATTCATCCTTGCTCTTATCCGTCAACCGTCGCAACAACGATCCACCACATAAACACTTGGCAACGTACCAAGCTGTAGGCCACACACCCGCGGTACCTACACGCTTATGGCCGGTCGCCGACACGTCCTTGCTACAAGATTTACACCAAAAATCTAAAACAAGAATATCCGCAGAACTAGTAATTACCGACATATGATCATTATAATTTTGCTCATTACGTTTGATCCGTGATCGTAATTCCCGGTTGTCCTCAATACGCTTAATCAATCTTTCGCTCATAGGCCCATATTTGACTATAGTCCACCAAAATCTTCCCATCTATCTCCTCGTACCCATAGGCCGCAAAGTAGATAACTGTACCAGGATTAAAACCACCCCCTGCAACGACAGTACCTTTGAGTAAACTATCCTTCCTTGTTTTGACCACAACAAATCCACCTTTATTCTCCACATCCTTTTCTTTCTCCACTTCCACAAGAATCTTATTATTTATTGGTTCAATCATATTATTTTATTCCTAATTTACTCAACACCTTACCCCAACCTTGCACGACATTGCGATCATACTCATCGTATTCCGCGTCCGTCATTTCTCCTAAAAATACAGCTTTGCCATCACCAATATCCTCAACAGGAATATCACTCATCTTTTCCCGAAGTTCCATCATCTTCTCCTGAATCTCCATTGTCAACCTCTCCACGTCCGACATCGTTACTGGTGTCATCGTAGGGGGTTGTAGACGATCCGCCAAAGTTTTCAGGTATTGTGCCGTCATCGTCTTTAAGTGGTTCACCATATAATTGTTTTGTTAGCGCTGCCTCTAATTGCTTTACACTATTTCTAATTTCCGGTTTATAAAATAAATTATAAATCGTGGAGTTGGCTGGTCGACTACCCTCGCCATCATCCTTAACATTGAAAGATCCTTTAAGTTTATATGCCATCTCCAAGCCTTTACCGACGGCCTGGACATCTGGCCCAAGGTCGACGACTTTCGCCACCTTCTCATTCAGCCCTGTTTCCTCGTTAAACTCAACGGTTTCGATAACAGAAGTCTTCCTAGCGTTCAACAATTCTACGTGTTTTTCCATAAGAAAACTATCTGGCATGGCTTCCTTCATTATTTGCTGCCAGGTCATAGATTTGGTCATATCATGCGGTTCTGATTTTGGCGAGTACCCGTGTCTGATCATAGATTTACCTAAAGATTTAAAGCCATTTTTTTTCCAATCATGAAAAACTAATTGCATCCTCATCTTGTCGGCTGATCTCACAAAACCTTTACCTCTTTTAAGAGGTGGTTTGTCTGGTCTTGGCCTTGATCTTGATTTTGGTTTTTCCATATTTTTTAAAATTTTTTTTTTGAAAAACGGTTTTTCGAATAGGGGTAGGGGGTTGTAAATTTTTAAATATTTTTTTTAAAATTTTACATTGTTTATTGACGGTGGTCAATAGTTAATGGATTATGGAGGGTCGGAAAAGGCGGGGGAGGGTGGACGGTTTGGGAGGTGGGGGGACCCACTTCATCGCCGTTTTGCCGGGTGCTATGTATGGCTACCCCCCCTCCTCGACCGAAAACCCTCCACAAAAAACCGTCTATCTTTTATCCTCGCCCTCTACCGTCGACCCTCCATCGTTTTTATCCCCATCCTCGATAGCCGGCGTCTTATCCTCGACCTTATCCCACACTTTAGCATCGCTTACCGACGGCCTCGCGACCATCAATCCACGAAAGATAAACGGTTCCGCCTCTAGTGTAACCTCATATTTGGCTATCAATTCCTTTAGTTCCTTATCAAATCGCATATGACGACTCTTAAAATCTGCATCTCGCACTGCTCGCTCCTCTTGACTTATTTCTTTTGTCATTGTTTTATGGTGTTGCGTACCTGTTAGAAAATAGTATATAGTAAATCGAAAAAAAAGCAAGGACGGCGGAAAAGGCTTATAGAATAAGGACGAAAAAGGAAAGCTCGCCCCCGTCCTCGACCGTAAACCGTCCATCGTCGACCTTAACACTAAAATAAAGGGTAAACACAACAAAATAGTCAATTGTCAACGTCTTAAAAACCTATATACCGTCGACCGTTCTTAACCCCCCAAACCGTCTTTGTTCCAAAAACACCCCGCCATTGCATCCAAAAACAAAAGATGATACAACACTCACCTCAAACCCCAAACCATCCACCGTCAACCGTTTCTAAAGCCTAGCAACCCCAAACCATCCACCGTCAACCGTCCTTTTACACCCTCTGCCGGAATCCCGTCGCCGTTTCGCCGTGTCGCCGTTTCGTCGCGTCGTCTTCTCGCGTGTCCCTTTCTTTTTTTCTGGAAAAGAAAAGTTAATAAAAACCGTCACCAAAATTCCACCACGAAATTTCACCACGAAATTTCACCATGTCAAAAAACCGCACCTGCTAAAATACCCCCCTAACACCTATATTATAAAAATAAAAAATATTATATAATAAAATAGATACGGGGGTAAAAAAAGGGGTATGGTTATTTCCCAAAAAACCCTTATTTTACAAGGAGGGGGATTGACACGACCCCTCAAAATGTGTTGTAATAGTGGTGTTCCCATAGTTATCCACAATACCCCCCGCTTGACAAAAAAAACACCAGGGTATATACTGGGTAACGCAACAGTCGAAGATTCTGTCAATATTGACAAGCCTCGTACTTTTGCATAAATAACATAAAAACTATGTCAAAAATTAAACAACTTTTAGCCAATTCTGGCGAGTTTGTCCTGGTGCTTATTTGTTGCTATTTAATAGCCGTCCTCTTCACTCTTCTAGCCGTCGCCCTTGGTGGTATATCGTCGGCCGATACAAGCGTGTGGAGTGAACATATTAGAAGTATAGCCGGGTATATTCTTAAATAATAAACAGTATGCCAGAATATAATTATAGTGAGGAATTAAAACAAGAATTGTTAGAGTCTATTGCATCCGTTGAGGATGTGGACACTGAATACTTCCTTATTCCTTTCCGTGCGATGGTAGAGCAATATGTTAAGAAGTCACAAGATATGTCACAAATGCGAGTGATTAGCTTAGCAAAACAATTATTAGATGCGATGGATGATAAATAATAAAGTAAAATAAATATATGAAGAATCATATCATGTGCGTTGTGTCGAACTTTGACGGCGTGATTGCTTGGCACGAATTTAATACTAAAAGCGAGGCGATAGAGTGGGCGAGCTATAAGTGGCGTGGCTATTTGGTAGATTTTTACACCATTTAACGTGTTTCGTAGCTAGTTGTATGCATAAGTACATAGACGACACAATTAAACGCCTGGAGGCTATAATTCGAGGATTTGAGGGAAAATATGGCGATAAGAGCGAGATTATGTTGATGTTGGATGTTCGACGGGCGATAGAGGCGTTAAATACGATTATAGGTAAATATAAATAAAAAATATATGAAGAATAAAAAAATATACACAGTGCAAAAGGTGGCTTACACTCATAGTAAAAATTGGAATTGGACGGGTTACGTTATCTCGGTTACATGTTTAGATATGTCACGAGATTATCAGTTTAGCGAGTTTTACAGTGATAAATTTGGGGGTGTTGATAGGTTTTGTAAGAAGCTTGAAGGTTTTGGGTGTAAGGTATTGACTTATAAAGACGTTTTTCCTTTGCCGATGCTCGGCGTTCGTGATTGGAGCAAGTTAGGTGATATTGACTTGGTGGCAATAAATAGTGACGGTACAATTACGGATGGTGATAAATTTTTAAATAAATAATCTTTGTATGTCACTAGCACAATTAAAACGAGATATTAAAAAGGGTGTGAGGATTGAGATAGAGGAAATTTGGCAAAATGGGGTGATGGTTGATATTCCGTTAAAGATGCAAGGCGTGGGCGAAGTGATGGAGGTAAATACAACAGGGTTTTATATGTTGCGACCGAACACCGAAAGCCGTCGCGGTAGTTTTTGCGAGTGGCCAAAAGCGAAAGATTTTGAAAGATACGGCGATGTGTTTACTGTTTGCGACCCTTGGGGCAAGCGTGTTTATAGGATATTAAATAAATAATGTATATGAAGAAAATAAAAATAAATTTAAGCGAGCGAGATTTGCAAGATTTGTTAAACGGCGAAGTGTTCGAGTGGAAGATGGGCGGTCGTGAGTTATATATTTACAACGAAGACCGGCACGAGCTACTTTGTGAAGTTGATGGTTGCATGGAGTTACAAGGAGAAGACGGAGAAAGATGTACAGAGCATAAAATTAAAAGGATTCTCGCGTAGTTTATTCGTCTGTTAGTTGCCGTCAGATACACGATGTGTCTGGTGGCAACAATACAGGCGACTAATTATAATTAGTTGCTTGTAAAGTATATTTATATGCTTAAATTAAAAACAATAAACAAAGATAGACGATGTAAGTTGACGGATGACGATGTGAAAATGATTAAAAACCTTTACAGATTAAATATCTATAATATGAAAGAGCTGGCTTCTGCTTGTGGTGTGACGCATCAACGTATATCTCAAATTATAGATAGGAATAAAACTATTTATGATAAGCGTATTGCGGATGCTATTTTACAGGCTTGCCGGTATAGGGCGGATGAAAAGTTCCGACGCGTGTTTTTGGAAAAGAAGCGAGGATATTACAAACGTAAGGCAAAAATTTTAAAACAATATGGCGGGAAATAAACGCAAAAAAAGGCTGGCGAAGTTAAAGAAGTTACGAAACATTGTAAGGAATAATGTTTCAAAACGAGAATTGTATAGGTGGGTAGATGCGAAAAATGTTAAAAATGGGGGTGTAGATGTGAACCTTACGCCGGTTGTCCCTATAACGGAAGACGGGCGAAATTTATTGACACCGAAAGACATTGACCCAGATTGGGAATTTGAGGAAGAAAGACAGCGGGAAAGTGAGCGTGAGGAAGAAAGGTTGCAGGCGTGGGCAGATAATGATTTAAATAAATAAATATGAGCAATAGAAAACCAAGGAAACGAGTTGTACTATCGTTGACCGAAGAGAAATATAGATGGTTAGAGGAAATGCGTGCGGAAGATTATGAGCAAGAGGAGGCGATGGGTACGTTCGTTTCAAGACTAATAACTCGCGAGAAAAAGCGACGTGACGAGGAGAAGATAAGAGCAAAGCCTGGCCGACCGAAAAAGGAAGACGGGCAAAATGTAGATGTTGAGGATGAGAAAATGGTATTACACCCGAGTAAAATTTTGGCCGACCAAGGTGTGATGATTCCAGAAAGTGAGGCCGAGGCGATAAGAACAAGTGGGAGAAATTAGTATGTCTGGAAATGTTGTGATGCATAGATGCAGGCTGTGTAAAGATTATAAGATGTGTAAAAGGTACATAGTAAGGCGTGCAAAACGTGGTGACTACCCGGTGTTCTATTGTCTGGATTGCTATAAGAAAAAGTTTGGGTAATAAAAAAGCGTGACCGTTTGAGTCACGCTTTTTGTTTTAAAAGACAATCTTTTCTCCAATCTTTTCTGCTTGGTTTTTCGTAAACTTTTTTTTGTAGTCCGGAAAATCTTTATATCTGATTAAAAATTTATCTTTATTAAAAATTACAATAATATAATTCCTGGGATTATGAAAGTGAATTATGTCTGCTGGCTGTCTTTGTTGAAGAGAATCAGACAGTTTTTTAGTGTAGGTTTTTGAGGAAAGGGTTTTATGTTGGTGATCTTTGATAGAATTTGCAGGTAAGACATTTGTTTTTGTGTATTTTATTTCAATTAAACAGGAATCCATTATGTTTTTATTAACCCATTTTACAAGATCGGTTGTGTAATATGCTTCTTTTTTTGAGAGAAGTTTAGGAAGTTGCTCCATTTTTAACTCATTTGACAGTTTTACCATATTTAAAGTATACTACAAGAATGAAAAGAAAAGAAGTAAAGGTGGGGATAAAAAAGGGTAGACTAAAAGTTGTTAAGATTTTATCAACAGAAAAAATAGAAGTTTATGATGTTTTAAATAAAACAAAAAGAGTAATGCTCATTGATAATTTTTGTAGAAGAAATTGCAATATAGAAAGACATGGATTACGTGGTTCGCGGATATACACTATCTGGAAAAATATGAAAAACAGGTGTGACAATAAAAATGTGCCTACTTACAAGTACTATGGTGCAAAAGGTATAACATATAAAAAATCGTGGAAATCTTTTATAAATTTTTATAATGATATGAAAGCTGGGTACAGTGATGAATTAAGTTTAGATAGAATTAGTCCTTTTAAAAACTATACCAAGATAAATTGTAGATGGGCTACTGTTAAAGAACAAGCGAATAACAAGAGAGGGAGTAAGTTATACAAAGGAGAAAATATGAGAGATGCTTCTAAAAGATTAGGAGGGAATAAAGATTTGGTTTTTATGAGAGTTAAGAATGGTGTTCCTTTTAATGTTGCTTTTACAGAAAAACCATATAGAGGGAATAAGTTTGTAAAATAAAACACCTGTTACGGTGTTTTATTTGTATTGTCATGTAATTATATTTCTTCCCCCTCGTTGTCGACCTTTTGTCTTTTCTCACGCTCCTCGTAGTGTGCCTCGCAACAGTAATAAGTATAGTCGACTTCATTTCCGTTATCAACTGGACGTGATTTACTTCTCACCCAACACCATGAATAAAAGACGGGTTTTGTATCTGGATAATAATGTCCACAAGGTTTACCACAATTTTTATATTCGCAGTGGATAAATTTTTTCATACTAGTAATGCACAAATTTTCGTGGGTCTTTTCTAACTAATCGTTGATTTTTGATATATTCTAATGGATCGTGACGAAAGAAAGCGGTTTGCTTTAACTGAAAAAAGAATAATAAGTATATTAGCATATTATTTTGATCTTAATTTGAATATCTCCATTTCAATAGTTTCCAGATCTTTAATAAATTTGTGTTGCTGTTCTTCATTTAAGTTCGTATCACGGTAAAGTAAGTGGTGTAATGCCTCATGCCTTACAGTTTCCTCCTTTGTTGTACGCAAGAATATCGTTTTAGACGATGTAGAATACGCTCCCAATGTCTTTCCGTCTTGATTGAAGTCAAAACACACCATAATCTTTTCTGGATCACTGATAAAACTACAATTTTGTAAACTATAATCTTGTACCGTGCTTTTTGTATCAGTATTTATAATAATAATAAATGCTATTATGTAGAGTATTCCTCCAAAAGCAATAAGTCCCAATAATATTTTGTCTGATGTTTTCATATTCTTCCTTTTGTTTGTTTTTTATAGTATACTATCACTATGAAAAAAATAAAAATAAATATTGGTGATAAATATGGCCTTGTAGTTATTAAAAAAGAAGTTCCTAAAGTTGGTAAAGACCGCATGGTTAGAGTCCTTTGTGCTTGTGGTAAAACAAAGATTGTTTCACTTAATCACTTAAGAAGTGGCCATACGTCTTCCTGTGGTTGTCTTTCTTTAAAACTTAAAACCAAACACAATTTATCAAGAACAAAATTTTATTATATTTATAGAGGTATACTTAATAGATGTAATAATCCAAAGTCAAAATATTTTTATAATTATGGTGGAAGAGGTATCAAAAACGAGTGGAAGTCTTTTGAAGAATTTACAAAGTTTATGTACCCCGATTATAAAAAAGGACTGACCGTGGATCGTATTGATAATAATGGCAATTATTCTAAAGATAATTGCCGGTGGGCTACAAGAAAAGAACAGTCTGCAAATAGAAGAAACACTATAAAGTAAAATCTTCCTGCATTTCCACAATTCTTTTGTAAACTGCACTGTCGCACTCCCCGCCAATTAAATGAACGTACCAGTTTTCTTTAAGTTTATTTGCTCGAAGAATTCTTCCTTTCATTTGTACCATAGATCTGTACGAGAATGAAAGGTTTGCGAATATCATATATGAGAATGACGGTGCCTCCCACCCGGCTCCGATATCCGATTGTACAATTAATATACATTCTGGGTCGGCCTCTGCCTCCCGGATCACGGCCTCCTGATCTTTTACTTCACCAGTAACTACATATACTTGATATGTTTTGCCAAGTTCTTTGGCGTACATTTTTATACTGTCTTTGTAGCGACAAGATATAATAACTTTAGATTTACCGCGGATATATTCTTTGATAAATTCTAGTTTCTCAATATCGGTTTCGCGTTTTGCACACTCGTGCCACTCTCCGACTGGTGTATCTGCTTTCCTTTCCATCGGATCTAGTTTTTCAGTAGGGATAGTAAATTGTGTTTCGTGTTGTTCCGGTACAGTGAAGAGATCCGACATCTTTGCTGTATGTATACGCGGTGTAGCGTAAGCAATAGCATATTTTCTCCACTGTTTTTGTGGGATCCACGCCGGACGTGGTAAATATGGTAGTTGCATTAATTGATAAGTGTGGGCTTGCCACTCTTTCCACCTGGGTGCTTTTCCTATATATGATAATAGCGTATGGATTGAATGGGGTTGATTTCTGTAAGGTGTAGCGGTTAGAAGTAGTACATGTTCGATCTTCTGTTTGTCGATCATTGTGTATAATTTTTCTGCCATTTGTGATCTACCTTTGGTAAACAATGCGGATCCGAAGAAGTCTGCCTCGTCAACAACTACTGATGATACACCTGTGTAACCCCCTTTTTTAAATTCTTCTTTTGTCAGGATTAGAATTTTAAGTGGATCAATAATATGTTTATCACAATCATCTATCCATTTTTGTTTTATATTTTTTGGGCAAATAATTAAATGATCTTCTTTTGGTCTTTTCTTTATCCATTCCAATGCACACAATGTTTTCCCGGTTCCGGTTTCAAAAGCGAGTAATGCTTTGTCTGGGTTATCATTTAAAAACTTTTCTTGATGTGGGTATAGTTGCATATTATTTAAGTAGTTCTGGATTCTCGTATATGTTGCCGATTACCATTGGTGATGAGATGTCAAATAAATAAAATTCGTCAAATTTCCCATAAGTCCT